AGGAAGTTAAGAACTTAACTACTGAGTAGTCATAGAGAAAGAATATATTATTAGTTAATTCCTGATTCATCGTCCGGCTCATTGAAGAGGTCTACAACATTGTCTTCAGAGTCGTAATAGCTTGGAACCTTGGCTCCCTTTGCTCTCATGAACTCTATAATTTCATTGTAACACTTCTTACATAAATCGGAAGACTCTCTCTCCTTAGAGGACTGTATTCCGTTTTCTTTAATTGCGCCGGCTTCACTTCGAATAAACATCAGAACCGCCATCGACGCTTCGTCTGTGTCCTTTTTGTTTGCCAAGATGTCTGTGGAACAGACGTCGCACTTTACATCACTAATTTCTTCTACTGCTACTTCTACTAGTTTTTCTGTTTTTGTAAACATGTCTTTTTACCTTTCTAGAACTTCATTGTCTCTATCGTTCGTTGCTCTGTTGTATAGTATGCTCTCTTGAATCCGTACTTTTTGAGTACGTTTTGACACATCTCGCATGGTGCGCTGTTTCCTGGTTTTGTATTTATTTTTTTGACTCTAACGACGTAAATCTTGGCGCCGGTAAGATCAATCTTTTTTCTTACTTTCAAAATTGCGTCAACCTCAGCATGAACGGTACATCCCTTGTGGTGAGCATGAATATCTACGAACGAATTTCTCTTTGGTTTATTGATACCCAAAGAAATAATGTTTCCACCGCGCACGATAGCCGCAGCGTGCAAGGAACACATTTCTTTTCTGTGTGGATGATTTTCTGCCATGAGAAGCAGCTTTCCAAATATCTTGTGGCCACTCAGGTCGCTCAGGTCGTCGTTTTCCATGGCTATCTCAACTTTATGATTCGTTCGTTTTGTATAAAGTCTGGTTTGTATGTTCTATAGACCAGTCTTGTGTTTCTGCCGAGTAGCGGCTTTACGTAACCATAGTAGAAGGCGTTAGGATTGTCAATGTTTGGCTGTGGTAGTCCTGCCAAGAAACTTGGAGGAGGCTGCTGAGTGGGCTGTTGCGGTGGGCGCTGATTTCCTCCGAACGGCACATATCTAAGTATTTTTCCGAAAGCATTTCTCGCAACATCAACCAATGCCTTACTCGTTCTGGTAAATGTTGATACTCCAAATATATTCTTTGGATCAGGCTTTACTACGACTCCCTGCGTTTGATCTGGAACCTGTTGTTGCTGCGGCTGTGGTTGTCCTGGTCTTGCAAATCTGTTTTGATTAAGTTGTTGCCTCAGCGTCATTGATTGATGATCATGTTGCTGCTGGAACGGATTTATAGTTTGCTGCTGACGCTCTTGCGGGGTTTTAAAATAGTATTGTAACTGCTGTTGCTGTATTGGCGTAAGGTACCGCAAATTTATCCCATGGACCAACCCATCAGAGTGTCTTGGCGTTAATATAAATACCGTAGGCATCCTATCTGTGGCTGTAGGAGACAGATACCTAAACGTTATTACGGAACCTAATTTGTAATTTCCTCTTAGCATTATAATTCACCAATTTGCTGCTGGGCCTGGACTCGAACCAGGGACCAACGCTTTAACAGAGCGCCGCTCTACCAACTGAGCTACCCAGCAAATAATCACTCGGATTGTTGTCTTTCAATTTTTTGTCGCTCTTCGAAATCAATTACGGGAGAAATTGTTGCATCCTTTTCCTTCTTCTTTAAATATGCCATCGTCTTTATTTGCTGTTCTCTTTCTATGTCCATAATCTTTCCAACAAATATCATTTGTTCTTTGTATTTGGAGCTGGCTTCTGTTCCGTCAAAAATCTTTTTTGCCGTCTTTGTCCATCTTCCATTTGTCGTAATGAATTTAATTTGTACTCTCACCCAACAATAACAATAAAGAATTGTCTTGTAAATAAATCTGTACGACTTTGTGAGTATCGTTTTTATTTTTTCTTTTAACTTTATTGAGGTTACTGTCTTTGTTGTTGATGTCATAGCCTCTTCTACTCCTCGTCTTCTTGAACAATTTCAAGTTCTGCCGTGTCTGGGTTAACCATGTCCTTAACCATCACCTTTGATAGTTCGTGATTTATCAATTTTTTGAATGCAGGATCATTTTTGTATTTTCTCTTTAGTTCTACTTTACTAACGGCAGTATCAGCAGAATCTCCCTTTAGATAAAACACTTTGCCCTTTGCTCCTGCGCTTTTGCCAATAATGACATCCTTTTCGACGAGCATGTCAACAATAGACTCTGTGTCGTCTACGCCGTGTGTGAAATAGATGGGAAACTCGCAAGAACGATAAGGAGGGCCAAATCGTGTCTTTACACACTTTACCTGCGCTTCAATTCCAACAATTGAATCATCAACCTTGATTTTTCCCTTTGTTGAAATTCTGAGTCGTACGGAGGCAGCGAACGGAATGGCTTTCCCGCCAGGAGTAATATACGGATCCTGGAATGGCTGAGCTTTAATATTTGTCCTTAGCTGATTGAGAAATACTTGAGCTACACGTTTTCGACCAGTCATTCCAAGAAGTGTATATATATTCTTGGAAAGAATTCTTGGCTTTAGACCAATAGTTGCAGCCGGATCTGGATTTTCTCCTTCGACATCCTGCTTAGTTGGTGTTGCCGCTACAGAATCCCATACGATTACAACGAATGGAATCTTTTCCTTTACCTTTTTTTCTTGTTCATCCAGTCTATGAATGATCGTGAAGATGGTTTTAAATACGTCTTCAACTGTTCCTGGATTTACATAGATGAAGTTATTCTTAGTGTCCAGGCCTACACGCTGAGCGAAGTCCGTATTGAAAGCGTGTTCAGTGTCAATATAGACTGGTAACCCGCCCATTTTTTGGGCATTTGCACAGATTTGCATCGCGAGCAAAGTCTTTCCGGTGCCTTCTAGTCCTGCGATTTCGGCCACCTTTCCGACAGGAATGCCGCCGTCAATCTGATTAGAAATAACATAATCAAGAAGAGTAGACCCAGTAGGAATAAATACTTTAACATCCGAAGGGGAACCGTCGTCCACCAATACTGCAACTTCGTCTTCCAGGTCTTTATTGATGTCACTCATCAATTGAGACGCAAGATCATTGTTTCCGGTCTTGTCAATTTTTGCCATATATACCTTTTTATTTTAATCTTTCTAGCAGTTCCGTAAATTCTATTGCATCAGTTGAATCTTTGCACGTTTCTGCGAACGACTTTAGAGATCCCATGTGAATCTTGTCTTTATAACAAGACATAAGTACTTTGTTTGTCTTTGTGTCTTTTATGGAGCATTGAAGGATATCTTCTAGCTCCACAATTGTTATTTCATAAAAATGAAAAGAAACAGACAATGTTCTTATGTGTTTACCGGGAGAATAGCTAATCTCTCTTTCTTCTTCCTTTTCAGGATACAAAAAGCCATCTTCTACCCAAACTCCCTCAAAGTCTTCGCAGTCGTCCGTGTCGTCTGCGTATCGATACACTGGTCTACACGGAACAAGCTGCTGATATATATTCTTTTCCTTGTTAGAGTAAAGAAAGGAGTATTTATCGCCACACACCAATCTTTCCCCGTCAAGGTCACTATTTGTGCCTCTGGCGATAAATACTTTGCAAAGAATGTCTTTTTGCATTTTACTTAAGCTGGTCTTCAAAGGCTGCAAGTTTTGCGTCGATATCGTCAACTTCCGTGCTTGGCGGCGGCGAACCGGCCAAAGAAAGACCGTCGTCAGCGTTTAGATCGTCATCAGAAACTTCGAGGGCCGCCTGGGGAGCTAGCTTCTCTCTCCACTTCAGAAGAAGCGCCATGCTATCCTCTGTCGTCTTCTTTGGGAAGAGTTCCTTGTCTACATTCTTAACAGAGGAAATAAATTCATTATATTCTTCATCTGTGCCGAACTTCGTAGACTTTCTAGCGAGTTCAATATTATCAAGGATTGCCTTCGCGTTTCCGAGGAATGCAGACTTTGCAGCGTCGGGAGCCGAATATGTGACTACTACGTCAAAACCGGCGCTCGGGTCGAGCCACGACGACGTCTCATCATCGATAGTCCACTGATAAAGCTTGTCGTGATTCTTTGATCTACGACCTGCCTTGTCGCTGCTGTTGATGCGGAAAAACTTTACGCCTTCAGATTCCTTGCCTCGAACGAGAACAGGAACGAGAACCGACAGCTTAGGAAGGAATCCTGACCACTTCTTGATGGCTTCCTTGTTGCCCTTGTTTTCTTTCATCTTGCCCCAGATGAAATCGCATACATGACACTTCTGACCTTCATTCTTTGAGGGACAATAAAATGTTCCGCCACCAGGAATGCCAAAGTGGTAGTGTCGCTCAAGGAACGGTTCCGCCGACGGATCCTGGCTGTGCGGATAAATTACGGCTCGTAGGTTATACTTGCCAGGTTCTGTCACCTTGAATACGTCCGACTCCTTCTGCTGCCATCCGGCTCGGCTTGATTGCTTGTTTAGTTTTTCTTTGATTTTGCTTACGTCTACTTTTAGTGTCATGTTACTTCTCCAATTGTTTATATATTTATAATTTGAACTAATCTTATTTTAGCAGAACTTAATTGTTTATTGTTTAAATAAACTAAAGAATTCTGATAATCTTTCCAATTTATTTCAAAACTTTTATCTGGTTTGCTTGATTTGCTTTGTAGTTTTATTACTTCGTTTAAGCTATTGATCGTATAAAGTGTGTTTGTGTCTTTGTTTCTATGAAGCTGTGTTGTGTTTTTGTATTCTTCTTTGAACTTTGTTATATTGCCTAGATTTTTCTTGTCAATATTAAAAGTAACTAAAAACTTAGCTTTCCCGTCTGCGCTGAAGGAGAATACGAAAAGCTTGTTTGTTTTAAACGCTTCTAAAATATTTCTTATTATATTTTTTGATACGCCGGAACCTAATATGAAAGTTCCCAATAAAACCTTGTCGTTGTACATTAGTTCAATCTAGCAATTTATTACAGAGTGTCAACGTATTGCCACGTATATTTACCAGCGGTCTTCTTTTTATTTCTGCAACACTTTATTATTTCTTGTTCGTTTATCTTCGTTTGATTGCTTGCTTCTTTTGCACTCTTATAAATTGCTATGCATTTATCTTCGTCGTACTGGCAGACGAGCTTTTTTGTTCCGGTGCATATTGTCTTGTGTGACAACTTTCTTTTTTCGGAATACTTCCAAATAAATCCGCCAAAGGTTTTTCTCTTTCCAGACAAACATCTATAAATTGCTCTTTTGTCTATTCCGTGCTCATGTATTGCCTGAGACACCGAGTCATACGTTGCGATCACTTCACCGGAAATGCTATACTTGATAACACTTCTCCTGTTAGACGGGGTAACAAAGCTATTTAAAGAGCCTCTCGTTTGATTGTTTAAAACGATATTTTTATGTTTCTTTATTAAGGACTCCTCCAGCTTCAATGCTTCGCCAAGGTGGCAATTGTCTTTTAATAAATTAATTTTCGGCTTCAGTCCTTTTTCTGCCAGGGACTTTATCCATTGTGCCTTTTTGGAATTTGGATGTTTAGATGGCCTCGTGTGCTCTTCGAGTCTAGCATTCAATGATCGATATGTTATTCCAACATATCGAATTTGTCCCGTCTTAGGACAAGTTAGAGAATAAACTTTATATTTACGCATCAAGCACCGACAAGTCTATTTTTTGTATATTTTCCAGAAATCCAAAGATGGGATTACTTTCTTAGCTTTTTTACTTTTTGACTTTTTCGATTTACCAGATCCACTCTTTTTCTCTTTTTTGTCTTTACCATCTTTTTCGTCATCGAAATAATCAACCTTTCCTGACTCGCTGGCCTTCTTATAATTCTCTTTGAACTTCTTGGCAACCATGTCGCCCTGCTCTCTCCGGAGCTTTCGGACGAAGTATCTGGAGGCTTTGTCTAGTGCTTTCAGTATGTTGTCCCTAAATGCATTCTTCTTCTTTTTTAGGTAAAGTTTTTTAAGAGACAATACGGTTTCCGGTCGAATCTGTTGAGGAGGCATACCGGCCGCCTGAGAGACTAGGTCCCAATGAGCGCCTGATCTATAGGTTGACTCAAGAAGTATATTTAATGCCTCTGTAAGGCCAAAAGACTCTGATGGCATACCTTGGGGCGTCTGAGATGTCTGTTGCCCTTGTAGCTCAATCTCGGTGGCATCCTTGGCTATTTCCTGGGCGTCCTCTATCTCTTTCCCGCCAGCGAATAGACTCTGAAGTAATTCATGCACGACTTCCGGCTTATTTGTTCCGGTCTGTGACAATTTAATTACTTTTGACTTTGGGCCGTCCTGATTTGTAGAGTCTACAGCTAGAGATGTCTTTATTTTGTTTTCTACGTCTACAAGCTTGGAAGGTTCACCGGAAGTTAATTTCAAAACAATTATGCCGTCTTCTGGCATATACTTTATATTTACAAACTTGCTTGAGTATTCTTTTATGGCCATGCTGAAAATAAATAGCTTTTAGATTACTTTTTATCTTTTCTTTCTTGCTCCAGAGCAATTCTGTCTGCCATATGGGTATACAAAGAAAGAGAACACTCCTTTAATCTATATTCTTTGTTGCTGTCAAGATATTGATTGTCATTTAAGAATATTGCCATGTACTCTTCTGCGCTTAGCTGAATCTGAAATTGACCCAAGATGAAAACGCTTCTTAGGTGATTTGGCATGTAGACGCCCTTCGTGCTGTATTCGTACAGCCAACCCTTGCGAAGCCTCCAGTCCTCTGAAGTTTTTACATAATGAGGCTCATCAAGATTTGTGTCCGACGCTTTGCCGATGTCATGAAACATTGTAACGATAAACATTGACTCTTCGGAGAATCCAAGATCGAATGCGGTATTTAGTTTTCTTAGATTCTTATATACATTCAAAGAATGGGAGACGAGTCCGCCCGGCCAACAATAGTGATACTCTTCTCTTGAGGATGCCGGAGCCGAGAAGTACAGCGTTCCAAAATCACTTTCTAGCATCTTTTTGATCTGGTCTTTTCTTTCAGATTTTACAACGGAATCTAAAAGACTTGATACTAATGATATATTTTTTTCAATTACTTTTTCGTGGTCCATATTCATAATTCATATCTCCGCAAGTTTAAGTTTTAAGAGGTCCGGAAGATCGCTTCTTTTTCTTAGGAGCTTATTGATATAATTACTATTATACCCGGACAAATGAATCAGTGCTTCCGGAGGACAACTTGTATTTATGGCAACATTACATCTCACATAGAGATCTTCATCTTTGCTTAAGGCAAGAATGATATCTAGAGGGGAATTTGGGTTTTTTGCAACGCCCCATCTGACATATGAATCTTTATCTTTACTTAAATCAATGAGGATATTTAGGGGACAACTTGGATTTAGGGCAACATTGCATCTCACGGTAGCGTGTTCGTCTTTACTTAGGGCAAAAAGGATTTCCGAAGGGACACTTGGGTCACCAGCGGCTCTTAGTCTTTCGTCAATAGTCTTCATTCATATCTCTTTTAGATTCAAAAAATCATTTCCAATATATTCTTTAACTTTGTAAACTTCGTCTTCAAGAATATCTTTTATTTGTTTACGGAGGTAGATCTCGTCCTTGTGCAGAGATAAGATGACGCTGTCGTGCAGCGGGAATATAAACTTGGATTTCTTCCCGTCAAGTAGCGCAAGAATTTTATAGAGCTTTTCGAAGTAGATATACTGAGATATCGTCTGTACAATCGTATGGATCCTTACAGACTCGGGATCCAACTCTTTCAATATGACAGGGTATTGCTCCCAGGAAAAGAAATTTGAGCTAGCGTTACTTAATATAGCTCCCCTATTCAATACTTTGTCAAGCTTATTGTTCTGCTGCCCGTAGCCATACGCAATTATTTGAACTTTGGCATCTTCATGATTCATTCCGAGCTTGTCCGCTAAGTCTTTATATATTTCTCTGTTTGAGAAGTCTACATCGAGTTCCGGATGAATCATACAAAATGTTCTTATCTCGAATTGTCTAAAGTCGGCGCAATAAATAATACTGTCCTTGTCGTACGGAACAACTTTTGATCTGTCGCTCTTTTGCATATTAAAAAGATTAAAATATCCAGGAGAAGACTTTAATCTGAAGTTGGCTTGAAATGTTAAATCTACTTTTTTAAATCCTTCAGTTGTGTTGACGTTGTACTTTAGTTTTTTCAAACAATCAAAATAGTGAAATTTATTAAAGAAGTTTGTAATAAATTCTATATTCTCGTTGTCTTTACGTAAGAAAGAATAAGTGTTTTTCAACACCTCTGTTTCTAACGTTAGATACTCTGACAGAAGTTGCTCAGGGACTATGTCGAGCAAAGAATAATTGTGAATGTCCGGAACAATGTCTCTGTAGGATGCTATTGTATTTTTTACTCTATTTTTAGCATCTACATATAAACTTATGTTTTTGTCTGCGAATAATGCGGCAACGTTTTCTATGGAATAGATTCTGTAAAAATTTAAAATATCAGAAATATCAAAAGAATTATTGAATATAAAATTTGATTTTCTATTCCAAAACGCAGAAATAGTTTTTGGTTCTACACTTTTTTTGTAGAACACGTCGTTCAAAGACATACAAAGAACTTTATCTTTGTCAGATAGTGTTTTGTAAAAATCCAATGAAGGCCTACTGTGGAACTTTGTTGGCGGTTGTTGCTTGGACTTTTAAAGAAAGTCTAGTAGACATGGATCCTTCTGAAATTTCGTGAGTCACCTGATCAATGACATATATTCCGCTAAACAGATTTGTTGGGAAAAACATATACAAATGTCCATAGAGAAGCGCCGACGACATAAAGTAATGATCTATCGACACCTGTAGAGGATATATGATGCTGTGGGCTACAATTCCCTTTGTCAAGTCTAATTGATACCCTGACACAAACTCTCTAGATATACCAGTAGGAACATCTGATGCATCGACCTGCCTGGAATTAAAGGCGCTATTTGCCTCTCTTAGCTGAATGTCGGACAAGGCACTATCCGATCTTGTATTTGCTGTTATATTTTTTATTAAAGAATAGTTTGTGCCTATGTCTATGCTTGGAACTCCAAATTTTACAAGTTCTGATTTTACATCTTCTTTTGTTAATCCACTTTTGGAAATAGTATCAAGAATAGTAGAAAAATCTGTAACGACAGACATAGAGTCGTAAACGTAAAATATCCAGGCAGGAAGACCATTTTTTTCGTAATACGGATTTGGATACAGAGAAAATTTAATTTGAGGCTTAACTAGTTTTTTTTCAGATCCATCAGCAACAAAGTGCGACTCATCCTGCATGAATACTGTTAGATTATTCATGAAACTTGTGATGGAATTACTAAATCTTCCTATGTCTCTTTCTTCCCTTAGATAGGAAAAAAGTCTTTCTAGATTTATAGGAAACGTACTTATGGGCCTGTTCGCCCATTGGGCAGCGCACGAATTAAAATTTCCAAAAATAATGCGAACATCATTTCTGTTGTCTGACACGTTTCCGTAAAATGAAGTATTTATTGTTCCTCCTTTAATTTTTGCTTTGTTTGATATACTTACTATTTTCTTTACCTCTGGTGCCACGAGAGACATAAAGATTGCTCCCATGTTAGCAGACTGGTATTGTAAATCGCCAGCGGAACTTCTTCCTTTGAACATATAGCAATGTTCACTAATTAATTGTTCATATTTTTTACTTAGCAATTTTGATTGTATAGTTTTCAATCCAGCAATAAGATTTGTTTTTCTAACTTCCGGCAGTGAGTCGAGATGCGTTTTGAAATCTTTGTCCGTTATTGTTCCGTGAAGCACAGAAGATATAGTGCCATCTTCTTTTATGTTATCGTTTATGCCTACTTGCGATAATTTTTTGTTATAAACTTTTATAGAAAGAGAAAGATCTTTTCTTGTCGACGGATCATCTATATCGTTCAGTACGCTCTCTGGCAGACTTTCTGCCTGAATGCTTTCTCCAATCAAAACTTGATTAAACAGTTTATGTTCGGCAGATACCAGTTCTATTGTAACATTCATACTAAAGTCATCACTGACAGTAATATCATGTCTTGAAGTAAAAAAATCTTGCTCTATCCACTGGAAGCTTTCTTTTAGATGATCTTCTGTATATGAACTTTCTGCTCCGTATCTTAGTCTAACGTGGTAATTTTGTCTCAGCAAGAAAGCTATATATTTTCCTTTTGGATGATTTTGATTAACTAAATCAAAGTTGTGTATCTTGATTTCAAGCTTAGCTATAGATATTCCAAATGTTCCGCCTATTGACGGCGGCTGCGTGTTGATGGTCAAGCTTTTTATTGAAGCTATCGGCCTCTCCGGATTTTGATAAGAGAAATCATAACGCGAGGACAAAACGTCTTCTCCGAATGATGGAGTAGAAAATATTAATTCATTTAAGTTGATTAAATTTTTATCTTTATTCTCCTTTTTGTTTCCATCTTCTTTTTCTGCTTGAACCAAAACTTGAATTACGGGCGCCACGGTGGCCAACTCTAGCGTTGTGACCTTTTTCATTTGCTCTAGTTGTCTATAGAATCTGGTGTATGGCGTTTGTATTATATTGTTGGTGTCCGCTACAGATATTATTCCGCTTGCATTCTTGTCTAGTGAAAAAGTTTCTACTTCTCTATCCTTAGATACAATAGAATATCCCAACTCACCATCTGGCGGCTCGGTTCTTCCTTGCGTCATGGCTTCATATTTTTCAACAGCTCCTCTGGTGTCGGGACGAAAAGCGGGTTCCGACTCAGTCTCAGAAGGAACTTCATTTTCATTTGGCGACAAGCCTTTAGAGTCGTTGAGTATCGCTTGCAGAAGGTCTATTCCTGGATCTACTTTGACTTCCTTTTTTAGATCCACATGGTAATGACCGCAGACTCCCGAGTAGTTCGCCAACTCCGATTCAGTAAATCTTCTGTCTGTTAGAAGTTCTCCTTTGTCATTCGTAGGAACGGAATACGGAATATTGTATTGAGAGCATAAAAATTTTACTATCTTCTTTGTCGCATCTATCTGCTCTTTTGTAAAGGTGGTAAATTTTACATTTTTACCTAATAACTTTGTGCTATATTCTTCTCTTCCTTGTCTTGTAGGACTGGATGAAAATCCTTTGTTGACAATTTCAAATCCTATAGAATCTCGATTGGCACCACCAGCGTGCCAAGTCATGCGGTCTGTATCAACGTATTGTTGCACTGTTCCGTCAACGTCTACTATAAAGTGAGCACCAAGCTTTCTTTTTCTTAGTGTTTCCTCTACTCCGTCTATTCCTCGTTCGCCGCCAGTCCAGTGAAGTATTATCTTTTTTACTTTTATTCCTGGGCGGGTGTAGCTCGTAAACTCTTCTCCTGTTTCATTGAAGTTTTTTAAATTCAACGAAACAGGCAACGTCTTTTCTTTTTTGCCAATTATAACAGACGACATATTATAGTCTAGCCAATACTTGCTTAATATCCGTAGGAAGTTTTATTACCATTCCCGGACGAACATCAAAAAAATATCCAATATCATTATATACGGCTATTGCTCTCCAGTAGTTTGAATTTCCATATATTTGTTCAGCGATTGCATCTAACCTGTCGCCTTCTTGCACTAGAAACTCTTTGCCAGGAATGTCGGAAAAGTCTTGATAGATAAATTTTGGAACACGATAATACATGTTGTCGAATACATTTGTATTTTTATAAAATTCATTTGCCATATTATGTTACTGGAGAATTTGAATCCTCGCTGTCTCCTGTTCCTATTCCGTCAATATCTTGCTGCTCTGCGTCTTGCGTTTGCTTCTCGCCGTTTCTTCTTGCTTGATCTGGAAGCTTCCCTGCTTTTCTAAACGTTGACAGATTGAAGTTTCCATTTTCGTCAAGTTCTGGATTCTTTTCATGAATAACTTGATAAGAAAAAGATATGATGGCGACATGAGGAACTTTGTCTAGCCCATTAAGATTTGACATTTCCCACGTTGTAGATTCATCATATGAGAAGTTTACAGAAGTAAAGAACCCCGGAAGACCGCGACCATCGTCCGTTGCGCAGAGATCACCTATTCTCATTCTTGCTATCGGTCCGGCAAAAAGTCTGGAGTCTTTATACGAAGGGTACAGCATTTTGCAAAATTGATTTATTTTTTTCCACATGATCTTTAGTCCATCTTGTGAAAACGACACCACTCTAAAGGTGACATCAAATGTTCTTCCGGTATTTCTGTACGTGGAAACCGGATCTATTCTTCCGTAAAATGTTTCTTGTTGCCAATTTGGAGTTATGCTTTCATTTATAGAATTAATAAATGCTCTAAATGCTAAAATCTTTCCAGTTCCATCTTTACTATAACGTATGTCTTCAAAATAAAATGGTACGTGATGTGTGAAATCCGGCAGGACTTTTATTGCGTCCGCCAATAGAAGTCCGTCCTCCAGCTCTTCTTCGGAAAAGAAGGTGTCAACATTTGATACGGCGCGCATATGTTTTGCATAATTGTCCGTTATATTTGATAGAGCACCCTTTTTTGGAAGCCAAAAATCATGGCCGCGGCTTCCATTTCCGAAATCTGGTCCTGTTACATTTTTTGTGAATATTTTTTCATAGTCTGGCTTAAATTTCTTAAATAAAGAACTGTTATCTTCTTCTCCGGGATTTGATATTAATAATAATGGATCTTCTCTTTTTATATTTATATTTTCATATGGATCAAAAACTATTTTATCGCCAAAAGACTCTTTATCTCTTTCCGTTTTGCTAGCAATGTTTAGCTGCTTATATTTTTCATCAAATGTAACGCCGTCATTTACTCCGCCTAGAGCCTGAATGGCGGGACCTATGATTGGAATTCCTTCGGCCCCAGAAGTTTTTGTTCCGCCAGTATCGGAAGGAACTCTTGTCTTTGGTCCGTCAACATCAAACGGAGGAATTCCGCCAACGATGTTTAAGTCAGTCTTGTTTCCTTCGTAAAGCTTTCTAATGACATCATCCTTGGCAGCGTTATCACTCACCGGATTCATTGATCCAAGAGGGTTGTCCAACGTGTTTGTAAATATTCCTCTTGCGAAAGGAGGAGGACCAAGAACCATAGCTAGCGGGTTCATTAGCTTGCCTCTTCCAAAGTCGGGATTCAATAAATGAAGCGCTGCCTGTGAAAGAATAAACTTTATTCCTTTTCCATTGCTTTGGAACTCTTCAAGAATTAGATCTATATAAGTTTTATAGGCTCGAAATGATAGTGTAGGAGATTCTTTGCCTGCGTCTCCAGATATCGTGGCAGAGCTTTTGAATTCATTTAACTTTATAGAAGTATTAAATATCCTCTCTGCCTGGCCGAAAGTTGCAGGATTAGACAGACCAGAATCTTCAATGCCAGAATTTATATCTATAGCATCTTGAAACAGTCTATTTGCGTCTTCGTCAAATGTTGCCATTTATTTTGTTGAATATTCTACAAATGCAGAAGCAATATCTTTCCCATCCATGGTTAATTTTATAGGTATCTGTATAACTTTGCTCACGACATCCATTACTCCCGGTGCCTGAGATGAGATTTCTGATTGAGACTTTGCGACGGCTGGGGAGCTGCTACTTGCTCCTCCGATCACTCTCTGAGGAGTTGTTCTGGTTTCGCTAGACGCTACGGCATCTACTTCTTGAGTTATACTTCCTTGTGCCCATGTCTTAAGAGATGGAATCAAAGATCCTACTTTGGCAAGCATGGACATTATTGGATTGGTAAATTGCAATACATGCGATACTATTGTTTTTACTGAAGATAAAATAGTATCAAATATTTTTTCTGCTGGTGAGATTAAATCTTTTAACACAGGAATAGAGGAGATAGAAGAAACTATCGAATTTTTAACTTTGGCAAAGATAGCAGAAACGTCGTCTACTATATCAAATGCATTTTTTAAATTTTCTTTTATTTTAGAAAAGATCACCAACGACAAATCGCTAATTGCATTTAGTTTATTAGAAATATATTGATAAATATGAAGAGCCGCGCTGTCAGCTATTTGTTTCATTTTTGTCATTCCATTTCCTACCATTTGCATCATTTCAGTTACCCCTTTCGCATAAGTTGGCATAAATGACAAAACAGCATTTAAAGGTTTTAACATCATGTTGTTAACCAATTCAAATATGGGACCAAAAGCCTCAGAGAACTTTTGCATGATTCTATCAAGCTTTCTATCAATTGTCTCGAGAACAGTAGAGGCCCTAGTGACCGATGTCATAAAATCTTCTTGTGCTTTTTGTTTCTTCTTGGCTTCTTCTTCTGCCTTCTTTAGATTTGCTTCTTGTTCTTTTCTTAGTTTTTCCATTGATATAGCGTTTGCACCAAGAAGTCTTGCGGCATCTGAGGTTGTGACTCCTAGAGATTCGGCGACTAGATTTGCATAGTCGTCACCCTTTGCAGTTATTACGTCCCACGTTAATCCTTGATCAAGTAAAGCTTTTCTTATAATTTCAAATCTATCTTCTGCCTTTCTTGTTGTGAGAAGTTCAAAAGAAGAGATTGTTGTACCAAGAGCGGCGTTCAAATTATTTGTAGCGTCGGATGCTGCATTAAATGAATTAAATTTAGACATTGAATCTATTAACTTCTTTGCTGAAAATCCTGCTCTGTTGGCTATTAGCGAAATATTATTAAACGTCTTTACGCCTTCTTTTCCGAACGCTGCTACGTAATCTTTGGCTTCATTGAAATCTTGAGCCATGATGCCAGGAAGAAGTCCGGCAGCTTCGGCAGACTTCATAAATTGATCTGTAAACTTGCGAATCTCATCTTCTGTCTTTGCTAAACCGAGCGATTCTAATGAACGCCTAAAATCAACTGCGGCTTCGCCAGATAATCCGAGTCCTTCCTGGAGAGCCAGCATGGTCTTTCTGAAGTCTCTGCTCATTACTTTGTTAAAGTTTCTAAAGTCGACAGCTAGCTGCCCTATGAATTCGGCGGAGTCTACGATTCCTCTTACGTCTCCCTTGAGGTATGACATAGCAGTTCTGTCTTCTTCGATAGCCTTCCTCATCTTATGAAACTGCTCTGTTGTGGCGCCGGTTCTTTTCTGAATTTCGCCCATGGCCTTTTTCCACTCTTTGTTGGTTTCTTGCCATCTGTTGAATGCAGAGACTAAAAAGTCTACTAACTTAGACAAAACCATTGCCCCATTCGCCACGACTGCCATGCTAGATGCAACGCCGGGGAAAGCCTTGGACAAATCTCCGGCCGCTCCTGTGGCGCCTCTCATTGATACTCCGGCCTTATTAAACACATCTATTTGCTCAAGGCCTTCGTTTCTTAGTTTTGTCGTATGCTCTAATTGACTAGCAAGTTGCGTTTCGCCTTGCTTCATTCTTTTTGTTAAATCTTGTATTTCTTTATTGTAATTTTTTGTTTGCTTTATTATTTGAGCATATTCTTTTTTGGCAGAATCCGCCAATTGTTTATTAAGCTTCTTGCCAGAACGAAACACTCCCTCAATAGACTCTTCGGACATGCCGCTGGCTGCCGACATCCTTTCGAATGCCGACGCCAAGCTTAAAATTTCCTTGTCGTCTAAAGATTCCCTTTTCGCCACTTAATATTGCTCAATTATTAACTATTTGATTTTATTTTTTCTTTAGTCATTTTTGACAAAGGAACAGAGGCTTCCGATTTGCCGGATGCAGATTCTTGTTCTTTTTTGTTCTTTTCTGCTAATAAATTAAAGAAGAATCGTCTTTTCTCTAAAGATATAGAATCTAGATATTCTGCTGAGAATCCGTGATTCACTAGATAGAACGTTTCTAAATATGAAATCTTGGTTAAATATTCAGTATTAACGCCTATAAATTCACAATTTCGGCCAAAGAAACTCCATGCCGATCGGGATGTCGTGTGTTTCAACGGCACCACAATTTGGGCATTCTACCTCCTCTTTGAACAAAATATCTGGCTGTATTGCCTTGATGTGCTCTCTTATCGTTCTGGAGTCGAGAACTGGCATTGTCGCAACGAACTTTTCTATAAATTTCCTATCTTTGTTCCCGTCAATTTCTAATATGCCTCTAAGAAGATTGTCTGTAACTGTCGTTTCTACTTCTGACGTTACTCCGGACTTCCTTAGTGCCTTTCTTCTCTTGTCTTGAGTCTCAGATATATCCATCTCGTCACCGGATGTTAGTAGCTTAAACTTTATTGTTTTTTTACTTTTAGGAAGAACAAATGAAAATATATTACTATTTGCTATCAGCGGATCGCAATTCAGAGGCTTAACCAATACCTTTGACAAATCAAAATTATGATCAAATCCATGAGAACATTCAGGGCATGAAGTCTTCATTGTATATTCCGCACCGAAGCCGGAAATTCTTATTGCCAAAAGAATAGCAGACTTGTCACCAGCGAGAAGAGTTTTTGGATCAATGCTTTTGTTTAAGAGGCAAGAACGAATAAGAGTATCAACAACCGTTCCTTTTTTAATAAGAGCAGGAGAACTCAAAATGTTTTCTTCCGTTGCCGTCATTGCTTTAATCTGAACGGACTCTTCACCGAACAATGGATGTTCTTCCGGATAAAGCTTTCCTTGAGACGGAAGCGGAACAAGCTCATAGGGGATCTCCGGCGCACTTGCGCCTTGCATTACGTTGACTTTTGGAGTCGCCGTTTGCATAACGTCGATATCTTTTTCTTGCATATATACCTCTTTTCTATCAAATAAGATGCAACCAACAAATAAAGGTTGCGATCATAATTTTATATAATAAATATAAATTACTATTATTTCTTACCGGAAAGTTTTTTTCTATCTTGAATGGAGGATAGAATTTGGTCTTTTAGAAGACTGGACTCCATTATTTCTTTCATGGAAGAAAAGGATTCTTTTTGAGGAGTCGCCAACTGTTTCTTTCTTGCCGGTGGTTGGACTGTTTGTTTTTCGCTCTTGGGAACCAAGGGAGCCTTCATGGATGCCTTTTGGGGCGTCCTGGCGCCCCCAGGAGCCTTTAGGTACTTGCCGACCGTGTCCTCATCGTCCGGAGGCGGAGGAGGAATTGCAGGGCCTCCCATTTCGTTATGGAACACTTTGGAAATTGACTCGCCAACCAAGGACTTAATGCTGCTTGGGAAATTAATTTTATGAGTTAGCTTCTCTGGAATTAAAGACTCCTTCGGAGCCTCTTGGGCTGAGGGTTGATTTTTGGCATACTGCTTCGCCAAATCTTCTACTTCCTTGTTTCTCGCCGCAGTCTTTTGTTCTTTCTCGACCCATAGCTGGTAATTCGAGAATAATTTATCTAATGCCTTCTTGGTTCTTGGAAACGAATCTAGATTGTCCACATTGTAATTTTTCTTTACAAATTCCATGAATTGTGGATTCTTGGATAGTCTGTCGTATTCCGCATTAAATTCTTGATGCTGCTTTTCGTTTGGAGTTGCGCTTGCCTTGGTCTGAGCCTGCGGCGATTGTGCCTGCGCTTGCTTCGGTGCGACAACTCCCGAAACGGCAGCAGGAAACTTTTCTGGCAATTCCGACAAAGAAGATTGTATTTCTTCTCTTGCGTTTTTCATAATTGCCTGAACTTGCTTGCCTGTGGACGACACAGCAGGATTCGATGACTGAACCATCTTCTCTGCGCTTCCAGCAACGTTCTGGGATAGTTTTTCAATTTGCTTATTTGTTTTATCTGCGAAGCCTTGAACTTTTGATCTAACGTTGTTAACGCGATAATTGCCCATAGTAACTTGGGCAGCACCTTTAATTCCACCAGCTACGCCTTTTATGAAGTCCGCCGGACCTTCAGAGATCACTTTTCCTTCAATAGCATCTCTGATGGCTTGCTCAATTATCTGTCTTGATGGCTTATTGCTCATGTCGAACCTCTTAGAGAAGTCCTGAGCCGCCGCCGCCTCGAGGAGACCGAAGGCCTGCTCTATTCGGACCTTTGCCTACGCCATATACGCCAGCATCGGGATTCTTTTGAGCTTTATCAAGAACTGCTTTTGTTCTGGTCATTAGAAGTTTGTCTTTTCCGATCTTCTTTTCCAGATCTTTTAGGAAGACATCAATGCCGCTCTTTTCGCTGTTGAGATCCTGATATAGCTGACCTAGTGCAACCGTAGCCTCAGAGTCGATTCTCTGAGCTTCTGGCTGAGATAGCGACTGCTTTGCCTGGTCTGCTGCCTGCTTAAGTGCCACAACTGCGTCGTGATACTGATTTACAAGACCTGCGTTCTTTAGAATTTCCTGTGAGAACTTGTTTCTTGTTGAAGATACGTTTTTCATTGCGTCCGCAACTGATTTCTGCGCCTGTTTTAGTGCCTGGGACTGAGCGTCCTTGGCCTGCTGAGCAGCGGCAGCCTGACTGAAGGCTTGCTTGGTCTGGCCAAAGGCACTCTTTGCGCCAGAGACGGCACCCTGTGCGGCACCCTTGAGTCCTGCGAACGCTGTCGACAGAGGACCTTCGGTAAGATACGATTCAATAAGATTTCGTGTCTCAACCTGATCCGCTATCTGAGCTTTAACAGTTTCGTAAATAAACTTTTTACGTTCATTAATTTGAACGCCTTTTCTAATAGCTTCTTTAAACTGAGTCTTTGTAATTGTCAAGGACTCGTTCTTTGATTCTCTATTTAGCATTCCAAACTTTGCTTGGCCAAGTTCTTGATTGACCTGTGAAATAGATGTTTGCTGTGGGGCTGGGCCAAGAACGAGACGCTTATTTAGAGCGTCTTTCTGAACTTGAACCTGCTGAAGCTGCTTCTGTAGCTGCTCTTCCTGAGCTAGCAATTTCTGCATATCTGCTTCCTGTTGTTTAATTGCGATCTCTCTCTTGCTGGGAGGAACTGCTTCTTTTAGATTTTTAGATTCTGATACTTTTGCAGGATACTTTCCGCCAGATGAAGGATAGTCTTTCTTTTCTGGGTACTTTTCTTTTAGTTTTGCTTTCGCGCCAGTCTTTGCCTCTGAGGCGTTTGCTGGATACTTGCCCTGTGAAGATGGATAATCTTTCTTCTCTGGGTATTTTTCTTTTAGATTATTGGATCCTTTTTTCTGCTTAGATCTCTCTTCGAGAGCGCCCTCAAGCTGTCGTCGGACATAGCTCATTACTGCATCGGTTGGCTCAACGTTGGATTTACCAAGTGCCGCTTTGGTAATGTCAGTAAACATTTCCAACGCTTGTTGTGGATTGACTCTTCCGGTATCTATATCCATGAGCATTACTTTTTTCACCATGCTTGTTAGCTCTTTAACTTTCATTTCTTTATCTTCGTTTTCTTTTACAACCTTTGGAAATTTTGGCTCTTGTGATGGATATGTATCTTCTGCTTCTTTCACGCCTTTTTCGAACATGCTTGATAGCGACATTTCTTTCTCGTCTTCATCCATAAGTTTATCTTTCATTTCTTCTTCTTTCTTAGGACCTAAGAGAGGAGCAAGTTCCATTACCATTTTTCTATTAGCCATTTTTAAATCTCCAAAATTAGAATTCGAGAATACACTTATCAGGACGAACGGTTACTTGAATTGTTGAAACTTCTGAATCTGAGTAGTTCAAGTCCGAGAAGTCAACTGACGTAGGGAATGCTCCAAGAATGTTCCACTTCTCAACGACGTTGCCGGGACCGTCGAGCATCTTAAGAGAGAAATCTTTCTTGTACATTTCTGCATAGCCCTGACGTGCGGTGGGGTCGTCATGAACGAGTCTCATCCACTGGACGACTTTCTGTGCGGCCGAAGGAGCGATCGGATCTTTAAGAGTAAATTGGAATGTGCCCCACTGACGCTTGCCCGCAACGTATCTGATGTCGTTGATATAATGAATTTCTACTGCTGTGTCTTCCCAAGTTGGGCGCTGTGCGCTGTCGCAAGTGAAGGCGTCAATTCCATCAATCTCTAGAATCCATCTATACTTTCTTTTAGGTTCGTAGGTATTTGCTAGTAATTGCGATACATCCAATGTTTCTGCCATTTAATTTAAACTCCTATCCGGGCTAAAATTAAATAGTGATAAAAAATAAAAAAATACAAAATACCAAATTATTTTAGTGATTTGACGTAATTTATACGAGATTATTTGTTGGATATATATCACAAATAAAAAAGGGCCACCGAAGTGACCCTAATTTATTTATTTATGTCTTAATTATTCTTGGAATCCGGCAACGTTATTAGTTACGAAGAAGTCGAGAAGGATATATTCCGCTGCGCGGGTTGGCTTGATTGCGATCTTGCCATACATTATATTTCTCTCGATAAGGTCTTCCGTTGTAGTTGAGTTATCAAGTACCAATTTGAAGTCATCAATACCTGAGTTCTCTCGTACTCTTCGAAGGAAGGGCTCTACCTTGCGAGTGAACTTCTCCCATGTCTTCGGAACGTTTGGTTCGAATACGATATTAAGAGCTTCTCTTGCAATTACCTTTCTTACGTTGAGCAACATTCTTCGAACGTTGATTCTATCAAGGGCAGAGGGTGCAACCTGAAGAGTCTTCTGACCCCACACGACTGTTCCCTGCTTGAATGTGGCGATCGGATTAATTCTATTTTCATAGAGTCTATCACGATCTGCTTTATTAAGCTTGTCTTTCGCTTCGGTTACGCCGAATGCTGCTAGGCCACCGCGATTGAAGCCGGCAGGAGCAAACCACGGATATGCAACCTTGTCATTGAAGGCAAGAACTGCTGGCATTACCACTGTTGGCGGTACGTCAACATACTTGTCATTTACGTCGTCAAAGAATCTGACGTAAGGATACCACACGGATGCGTAGTTTGTATCGACCTGGCGATCGACAACGTTATTTACGAAGTCGCTCACGGTTGAACCAGATGCGTCCATTAGATAGAACATATCACCACGATCTTCGATCTTCTCGAGAGCATAGTCGGTAACCTTGCTTGCATAAACGCCAGGCATAGCCAATTCATTTACGTCGAGTTCATCGGGGTTGCTGATGATATCAACAGCAGTACGATATGCATGCGTCTGATATGCTAGGTTTGTCAACATGTCTTCTGAGCTGAATGGGTCAGCGCTATGAATGTTGATACCATCGAAACCGTCAGCAATTGGAAGCGTGAACTTGGCAACCGCTGTGTTTTCGATGTTTTCTAGCGACAAGTAGCCACCTGTTCCGCCTGTTGGCGAAGCAGTTCCGGTATTATACGCAACAGATGTGCTCATTGCATTTATTTGATTCTCTGTTAGACGAGTTGCTGCTGCGTAGCCGCTTGCGAGGCCGGTTGCACCACTTAGCCATTTTAGAGAGAATTTAGTATCTGTTGAGCTTGATACTGCCATGATGCCAGAAGCAAGGTGGCGAAGACGATCTACGACACCATGATTAATCGCGCCAGAAGCGTTATTAATCAGTTCGATACCCCAGCATACCTTCGTTGTGAAGTTTCCCTTGAACGAAAGAGTCTGTACGAAAGGAAGCTCTGGGAACGCGGCCTTATCGGAAGCAGCGCCTCTTGATAGTGTCTTGTATCCATTAAACCCGTACGGGAGAGCTGTTGCGGGAACGTTTCCGTTCTTAAGATCCGTAGACGGAGTTACATAGATATATCGTGATTTGTTCGGATAATCGCCAAACATGTCAAACTTCTTTGTTGAAGTATTGAATGTCTTATAGCGATCACCAATTCTACGAACGATATAGTTTCTGCTTTCTGGATTCAAATCAACGTTTGTAAACGTTTCAAGGACTTCGGCCTGTCTGTCGTTATCATAGAACTTGCGAACGATAACAGTGAATGTGCCGAACTCATTCTGATTTGGATTTGGAGACTTTTTAATGTTTGCAATTGTTACTTTTACTTCTTCGTTGGCGGTGTCGCCTGCAAAGATAGAACCAAACCCAAACAAGTTGTATTCCGTGGCTCCGAAGGGCTGAGAGATTACAGTTGTTGTAGCGCCGGTAATAAACGAATCTGTATACGACGCGGCAACGCTTGGAAGTTCTGCCGCAAAGAATGCGTTATGTGAACCAGGGGTCTTATTGCCGTAGTCAAATACTGCATACACATAGTGCTTATGCGTGCTGTACTGTGTCGGGTCTGTGTTGAGAACCTTCTTAATGTAGTTTGAAGAATTTCTGTTTAGCGAGGCAGTGACTGCTCCGTAACCAGCGATATCAATTGCAAGGCTATCAGAAGAAGAAGTAAGTGTGCCCGCAAGAGTAACAGAGCCTGACGAATGAATTAGAACGATTACGTTGCTGCCAGATGCGGCAGAACCTGATGCACCGATGGCAGTAACTTTATTTACAGAGAAGCCAGTCGTTACGTTTGTGCCGGCTTGACCAAGGACACGAATGAAGGTACTTGGATTTGTTTTCTGATTAAGATATATTCTGTTTGCGTAAGCTGCGAAGTCCTTTCCGTTTGAGTTTGGGGGACCAAAAAATTGTAGATCTGTATCGACATCTTTTGTGACAACAGGAACCATTGCGGGACCTTTTGCTCGCGGACCAATGATTACGGGGCCGATACCTTGAACGTCTGCTGAACGGACTGTGCCGTCAATTTCTCTATCAAATACGCCTGGGGAAACTAGTACTCTTTCTGCCATTTTTTATTTCTCCTCTGCTTCATTTAAATATAAAAAACAAATTAGAGAAGCATTTTTTTAAATAAAAATAACTTTAAAATATAATTAATGAAAATGTTTATATATATAAAATAATTAATGCCAGAAATAGGAATATAACTGTTCTATAACAATGTCTATAGCACCAGTATATGTGTCGCTACCGCTGCTTCCCTCTCTTTGATAGGCGAACGCGACGTAGCTTCTTCCGGGGCGTGCATTGCGTGCGTCAATGTTAAATTCCTTAAATCTTAATATATTTTGATCAGTACCAGCTATCGTTTGTATGGTTGATGAAGTTATATTTGTTTGAGCAGAAGAAATGGTATCTCCTTCATTTATAATTCTATAATAGAAATTCCAAACAATATCTCCGGTTACGGCTCCCTTTCCAATATATCCAAGTCTCAAAGTTAGTGGCAAAGATATGTCGGCGGCGTCTGGTATCTGAACTATGCCGCCGACACCGTCTGGCTGATTGTTGGAAAGACTATTGTCTATCATCGTCAAAGATATGTTTGTTGACAAATCTATTGTTGCGTTATCTGGGCTTGCGACCATATCGTCAGATAGATTGTGATGCCAGATTATCTGATGTATGTGTCTGGCTAGTCCAAAGTGTTCAACGAATCCATCTTCATTGATTTCGGTTCGTGATGTATGGACCTTTAGATAGTTAAAGTTTACGTTAGAGTTTAACGATTCAGATATTCTTAGGCGTGACCAATATAAATTGTTTCCATTTATATTTTTCTTTACCCACGGAGTGCTAGAAGTTATGCCGAGCCTTATTTGATAAGATCCACTATTGGAAAACATCGATGATTTGCCATAAGAAGAGTATGGCGAATCGGAGTCCGTTTGCATGGATCCAACATCTATCCATAAAGACCCATTCCAAATTTCTGTTACTATGGATCCTGTTGCCTTCGACGAGGAAGAAATGTCAATTTTATATCCATAATGTTTCAATAAATCTGCTGAGCGTGACAATGATGAACCTATTAGAATTGAATTGTTCGCTCCACTTGCCTGAAATGAAAATGTGCTTAGCTGATCGGCTATTGACGCGCTTGTAGATACATCTATGAAATTTGATCCGTCAGATCCGGAATGAGAAGTGTTGTCTGTCGTAAATACAACAACTCCTCTGCTGTAGCTGTCTCCCTCTCCAAAAGAAGATTCTCTTCCCTTTTCTGGGGTGCCAACTTGAAGCTCGGAGTTAATCGAATACTCTTGTTGCGAATCTGTTACTGTAAGACCTACGCTATTGACTTTGGACGTGTTAAAATATGATACCTTATTTATGTCGTATAATCCTGAATCTGTCGCTATAACTCCGGCATCTTCTTGAACTATATCTCTATAAGAAGAGCTTAAAATGAAAACGCCTATCCCTCTAAATGTTGGCGCTCTACTTCCGGATACGAGCCTAATTGCCGTATCTGTATATCTCACACTGAGGTTACTGAAGTTAAGTTCGGCTCCCTCGTAGAGTTCTACTCCTCCAGAAACTCCTAGTACCGTTGTATTGTTTGCAGTGAGCAGCGCTCCATGACTAACTTTTATTCCATTTTTTGCTCGAGATCCAGTTATCAGCAATCCATCTGCTGTGTTTCTGCTTCCACTAGCAATCATGACGCAAGTGTTATTGTCGGTTACGAATGACTGTTGTATCGTTGCGCAAGCGCGTCCGTCAGATCCTGATCCTATTATTTCTAATCCTATGTCAGAATTTTTTACTATAAGACTCTTTAAGAAAATGCCAGAAGAACTAGAAATATAAACACAACTAGAGCTGGCTGGTCCGATCCCAACGAAGTTTTCTAGACCGTTATCATTTGTTAGTTTTATAAATCTAGAACCAGTCTGAGCAGAAATTATTATAACACCAGTGGTAGATTGTCCTTTTATCGTGACGAACTGTGGCACAGTAAATGGTTGCTCGATATACAAGCCAGGATATACATCTACGAGATACGGCTGCGTGGGTCCGGAATCTGTTATTGCCGCGCATGCGGCAGACACAGATGTAAAGTCTCCTCCTTGAGAAGAGACCACATATTCTCTAAGCGGATCAATTAATCTAGTGTCTCCGCTAGTTACAAACCTGTTCGATACCGAAGGCGAACCAAACGTGCCAGACATGGCGGCGATATAATCGTTTGATATACTGTCGAGTTTTGCCTTGTCGCTCCCAGACAAAAAGCCTGATGCCCCTCCAGATATAGCCAAGGCATGAAGGGATCCGCCTCCTCTGTTTCCGTGGGCATGAACATGATCAGATAACGAAAAACTAGAAGATGTTCCTAAACTATTGGTTGAGTCAGAGATTTCATGAGGAGTATGAACCGGAAGGGCGTCGGACCCGCCAGATAAGTGAGTTGGTGCATGGGCTCCAGAAAATGCACTATCATTACTTCCTTCTTCTGAAATTAGCCACCAATTTGATATTTGATCAGAGGAAAGCTCCACAGCATCAAATTGAACATTTAATACATAAACACTATTTTGATTTTCTATCTTTTCAGCAGACTTAGGATATATCGATACACCATTGACTGTTGAGTCTATTTTTTTAATTTTTAGACTCTTTAGATCGACGGCATAACAAAGATTAATGGAGACATGGCCGCTAGTAGCGTCAACAAATATTGTATATTTATCATCGTCCCGAGTAACGGAATAATTGGACGTGATAGTCTTTGTCTTAAACATTATGTATAAATACGATAATATAATTTAATTTATTAAAAAAATAATACTTATCTTTATGAAGAAAAGATTGTCCTTGGTAAAATTTATAAAAGAAGCTAAAATGATAGACGATGGTTTTAGCGAAAAAGAAGCTCGTCTATTAGCTAAAAAGCTAAATTTGGACTTGGACAAGGAAAGATTTTCTTTTGCCGATTGGGTTGACGGGACAAATCATGAAATTGAACATGAACAAACCGTCAATGGAAGCCCAAGTACAATAGCCAAAATAGCCCTAGATCACCTAAAGGAAGATCCGGACTATTACAAAAAGCTAGCTAAAATAGAGAGCTAGTACGCACTTCCCGAATATGGGAACGTAACATTGTCATATAGCGTTTGTACGTCCTGATATTCGTCTGGCGACGTTCTCTTTGAGTGTTCTACGGTTCCAGAAATGATAGTCTTGAAAGAACTCTCTCTGATCGACCGACAAGTTAGCTTTCTTCCTATTTGTTGTCCTGCCTTGCCAAATATCTGGGTTGGGGTATCAATCTTAAGGATCTCGAACTTTTTGTCATCGTAATCAATCATGTCGCCCTCTATAGGCAACAGTTCAATATCTTTAATGTAGTCTTCCTGAAGGTAGACATCAATATTGTACACGATGTCCATACCGAACTGATCGGTTTTAATTTCTTGGTCGTTCCAGTCTACAAGCGCAAACAATTCGACTGGTGGGTCAAATACTTTTTCTTTTGATTCGCCGTAAAGATTTACATTGCTGTACTCTCTACAGATTGGATAATAAGTTATTTTCTCTCCGACGACGCGCTCAATAACTTCTCGAGCTATCGTACGAGCAAATGAAATATCTCTCTTGCTTCTAAAAAGAGGCATTACTTCTTATCTCCAAATATCTTTTCCATTTCTTCTTCTGATAAGTCTGTCTCTGTCTTTATGACAAGTTTTGACTGAGACAAATATCTCTTGAATGTGCTTTTTCTTTCTTTTGAATTTGGCAAAAGATGAGCAGGAACAGTAAAAGATGTAGCAAACCTTATTATTCTTTCATTGTCTGAATAATCTGTCAAGTTTGAATCATTGTCGAAATCGTCCGATTGATATGCGTTAAAATAATAGCCGTCTTTTGTTTCGAACTGAAACGACCTTTCCGAAAGGAAATTCATTTCTTGACTCATCTTTTCTATTATTTCATTCATCTCTTCTACGTAAGATGTCCAAATTTTAACTTCATATGTTAATTGATAATGGTCTGGGACAGGTACGCTAAACATTTCATAAACAGGAAGAGAAGGATCTATGTTTTTTGGTCTGCTTTGATTTAATTCTTTTAACAATGAAGATTTTGGATGAACAAGTCTGGATACAATATATTCTTCTCCTGTGTCCTGAAATACTCTTCCGTATGGGCCGCTGTTGTCTATGCTGATCCCTGTTCGTAGGATAGCAACAATTGGTAGAACCAGGGTTCCATTTTGGTCTCTTAACCCACCATCTTCTCGTGCTTTATTCCATCTTTCACTAGAAAAGAAAAATATTGGAACCTTCTTTTTGTTTCCGTCTTTATCTTTTACGTGAAGGTTTAATTTATTATCAAACCACTCTCTAAAAGCAAGATCTACTTCGTAGAGCCCTATGGGCGCATTGAGTCTTTTGTTATCAAATGTTGTATTTTTTGACATTTTTATTTACTGATGTAAATCAGGATAGGAACTCTTGTAAGATTCTTTTCTGCTATCTCTTCTAGTTCGTTCCTTTCGGCCATAAGATTTCTATAGCTCATCTGATCAAGAAGCTCTTTTAGCTCCAGTCTTAGATTGGCCTGTTCTTCTTTGGCCTGAGAAATCAACGAATCGCCGTTAAGGGTTATTTCAGATCCAGGAATCGGGATAGTTCCATATTTTGATCTTATCTGTCCGAGGACTTCCTTAGAGAAAGCCGCAGTCATTCTCCAAATCCAATTCTTTCCAATTGAGTTTATATCCTTATAGCCGATATGACCGAATGCTACGTTTGAAATATTGGATACAACGCCCTTGGATACGTGAGAGCCTCTGCCTGACGAGCCAGATGCATAGTCGGTAGATGGGTCTTTTGAAATTGTATAATCAAAGAATAGACTTCCTGATCTGTTTGGAACCGGGAAGACCGTCAATTCATAGTCATTAATATCAAATGAATAATTTGATCTTCTAATTCTTTGATTGTATTGAAGTTGGTTTCCGCGAAGAACGTCTTCCCAGATTGGAAGAAGGTAAAACACTGTCTCTGGGCTGTACGATTCGAACTTGAACTGATTGCCCAAATAGTTCATTACGCTTGTTGTATCAAAGAATCTGTATGCTGCTACGGACTCATAGTGATGGACCTTTCTAATTGTTACGGTCTTCCCGTTGGTTCCTGAAACAGACCCGGAAACTAGTGGCCATAGGTCATACTTTTGCTGGCCGGGTACGAGCGCAACAGATCCAGTAAATACATGAAGATTTCCTCCTGCCCCGATTTCAGAGGAATACTGTA